CACCTTTACGTGGATGTTGCAAGTAATCTGACGAGTGAAGAAGGGTAGAACGTTATCCCTTCACTTAGTCAGAGCTCCTTGTACCCTGATCGCCAAATATCAGCGACGGAGTACGTGTAGCCCACTGCAACGAAGCCTGGCTTCGTTACAACGAACCGGCTTCCATTTCCCGTTAACTTTGCACCCCTCCACCAATCGGAATTCTGACGGTGTATAGAGGGCAGTACCGGCTGTTCCCCAAGCGTGTGCATCAACTTCCGAAAAAAGAAGTTGGGCCCACCTACAGGTCTTGGTCTTACAACCAAGCACTTGTACTTCCACAGGCTGAAGTTATACACTCCATTCGTCGGTGTATTGACGTGCCTGTAAGAATCGAACGCCTCGTCAGAGGTTGGACCTGTGTAATCCCGGAATTCATCCGGTATCCACGTCGCCAACAATGACTCGGTATTCGACTCTTCCTCCATAAACCGTAGGGATAAGGTCCTGCGTAACCGATTAAGATCGGTCCACAATTCCATCACAGACGTAGGAGAGGAGTCAAGAAAAACTGGCCTAACAGGATAGCCTTTAAACCAGTCAGCTCCACACGATTCACGAAAGGGTCCCTCAAAGAAGGACTTCTCAACGTTCACCGCAAAGCCACAAAGGTTCAGCAGAGAAACCACCTGGTCAGAGATGCTCCTACGGACGATTATATCGTCCCCATAGACAGCAAATTGATCCCGACAGAATCCCTCCCCGAATGCCCGCATCACGCCATACACTACGGCGGAAAAGATTGCAGACTCGAGAGCGAAGGTAAAGCCATTCCCCATAGATGAGATTTTCTCGTAAGAGAAGCTCTCACCGTCCAGATTGCCTTTCGGCGACCTGAGCTTCATGAGGTGGCGAAACCATTCAGTTGGCAGCAACAACCAGCAACACCCGACAGATATACTGTCAGATGCGCCTGCTAAATCCAGAGTTATAAACGGATCTGAATCTTCCCATTCAAGGGAGCCAACCCGAGCAAGCTCTCTGTTCTTTACTTGGGAATCAAGGTCAACCCCCCATCGTTTCAAACGACGGCGGATAAAACCATCAACACCCAGCTGGAGATAC